GTTTGTTAGTGGAATCTCACTCCAGTCTGTGGTTAATGATCCTCCGCTCGGGGGGGGTAGCGTGTTTCGTTACCGCGAAACTACTAAGCGGCAATGGTTTTCAGGTGCCTTCACATATCATATGCCTAATTACGCAGACGATATGTGGGGTAACTCCCGCCAAGCGATAGATTTGCTTGGTTTGGAGCTGACGCCAGAAACCGTTTGGAATGCTACCCCTTGGAGCTGGGCCGTTGATTGGTTTTCAAGCGTTGGGGATGTTATTCACAACCTCAATTCTTGGTCCAAATACGGTCTTGTGCTGAAGTATGGATACATCATGGAACACTCTCGTGTTTCGGATGTCTATACATACAGCGGACCTACTGGCTATAAATCAGCAGGGGTCCACCCTTTGACGGTTGAATTGGTCACTGAGACCAAGATCCGTCGGAGGGCAACGCCTTATGGATTCGGCCTTACTATGGGTAGTTTGAATAATACCCAAAAGGCTATCACTGCTGCTCTCGGCTTAAGTCGAGTTAAGTAGTGGGTGTGAATCCGCGTCAAAACGCCAGTGGGGTCAAAGACCTTGACCCTAGGAGTGATGCCTATGGCTCTTGCCGATCCCCAATCCATCACGATTAGTGGGACGACCGTTCCCCTTCCGCGTACTTTTGCGGAGGGTAACGAGTCGGCCTACATTTCGTCTGATGGATTGATCAAGTTGTCCGTCAACCACACCCTTGCGAAGCAAGGGAGGGCTCGACGGCTCTTGAGGGTCGACCATTCGAAGGTTACCTCGGACCCGTTTCGCCCGTCAGAGAACGTGAAGGTGGGTATGGCAACATACCTTGTCTTCGATGTTCCACCGGCGGGCTACACGAATGCCGAGGCTCTCGCAGTGTATACGGGCTTTAAGGGCCTGTTCACCGCGAACTCCGATGCGCTCATCTCCAAAGTTCTTGGTGGTGAGTCGTAGCGAGCTCCCTGGATCTTCTGATTCCGACGATTCTTGGTATGAATCCTCGGGTTGGAAGAATTCTAGGGAAGGTCGTGATGATCCAACGGAGTTTCCGGGAATTAAGGTTAATCTCCAGGTGAGTTATAAGACTCTCCTTTTGATTTTCCTACTTTTCGGTGTACTCCAGAGGATCGTCAATCTTCTCGTCAACGTTCATTCCTTCCACTTCTGGTAGGAATGTTCTCAGAGAAGTAGGCAACACTCTTGATTGAGTGAACTCCGTGGTATTCGCACGCTGGTTGCGTGCGTCTGCACAGAGACATAGGCTATGGATTCGGTAGCCCCCTATCGAGGAGGTCCGATGAAAAGCCTGATGTCACTCTGGTCCCGATTAGCAGCGGAAGCTGCTGATCAATGCTGCACTAGCGCCACTCGTGACATTGATACCGTCACGAGGCGAGTCGAACATGAGGGGTTGTCGTTTCTCACGATAACCCTACCTGACCTTGGAAAAGCTGTCCAAAAATGGCTTGACCAAGGACACGTCGACATCAACTCCTCTTTCCGAGTGGGAAGAGGAGGAAGTCTCCCCCTATTTTTAGGAGGTTTCTTCTGTCGTGTGTTCGACCGGAGTAGTGGCTCGTTACTTGACGAACCCTGTACGGACAGTATTCAAGCCATTCGTCAGCTTACGCTGATGTTTGGTAAGATGGAGAAAGCGTGCTCCCCAGCACGCCAATCCGCTGCCGTCAGGAATTTCGTTAAGTGTGAGCAGGAAGTCCGATCACTCGATCTGAGCCCAGCTGAACTAGCTGAGTTCAAATCTATGTCGAGTGTGCTCTTCGCCAAGGTGTTCTCTCTGATGGACAGAGATGTCTATTATGGACGCCTTGTACCGAAGCATGGTCCAGGATCAACAGCTGATGGTCTTTCCGGAAATGGGAAGTACCATCAATCTGTCTGGACCAATCGCCTTGAAGCGGTTTTACCCGCTGGCGAACATCTATTAGTCAACTGGCGAGAATATCGCCGGTTGCAAGATGTTGACTTCCTCGAACCTGGGCAAGAGACACCTGTAAAGGTGAAACTTGTTCCTAAGACGCTCAAAACACCTCGAGTGATTGCAATGGAGCCTACCTGCATGCAGTATGTGCAGCAAGCGCTCTATCGTAGTTTCCTCGAGCACTATAAGGAAGATGACTTACTTCCTAAGTTGATCGGATTTGACGATCAGGTTCCTAATCAGGAACTTGCTCGTTTAGGTTCGCTTGATCAACGAACCGCAACACTCGACCTGAGTGATGCTTCCGATCGTGTTTCGAATCAGCTCGTAAGAACGATGTTGTCCGACTTTCCGCATCTCCATGCGGCAGTCGATGCAAGTCGTTCACGTCGAGCAGAACTTCCTACAGGCGAAGTGATTCGTCTGAGTAAGTTCGCGTCAATGGGTTCAGCACTTTGCTTCCCAATTGAAGCAATGGTTTTTACTACATTGATCTTCATAGGGATTCAGAGATCGCTTAACGAGTCACTTTGCCGGAAGCGTATACATCAGCTTTCGGACTCGGTGCGCGTCTATGGGGACGATCTAATTGTCCCTGTGGATCAAGTGACCTCCATCGTTCGTATTCTCGAGCATTTTGGTGCTCGAGTAGGGACGAGCAAGTCTTTCTGGACTGGAAAGTTCAGAGAGTCTTGTGGCAGGGAG